GAATTGTATGGATGGGGATTTAAAGCATTCAACTTTCACTGGAGAAAATCCAGACAATATACTTGGGAAGAAGTATCAGGAAAACTCCACGTTGTAAAGTATAATGAGTTGGATGAATTAGTCTCATTGCAATATGGAAAATTCCGTCTAAATAAATAAAAACCCCATCATCAATGTTCAAAACTCTACAGAAAAATGAGATAATTAATCCTTTTAAAAATAGGAAGGAGTTCTGATGGCGACGGTTAAAAGTGGAATTAATAAAGTAGGAAATAATTATTATCAATCAATAATAAAAGATAACGTAGATGGAAGTGTAGGAACTACTTTTTATCGCGTTAATCCTGATGGAAGTGGTGAAGTTCCCATCTATGATGTGCTTAAATCTACAGATTCTCCTTCACTTGTAAAATCTTTTGATGCTAATGCATCTGCAGAGGAGCAAAGACTTCTTTCGGATCCAAATTCGCAATTGAGTCAAGTTAGATCTCAGCAAGTAACTTCGTCAAATCCATATACAAATCCATCTCCTAATCAAAACTCAACACTAGCACAAGCAGGAGGTGGAAGTGGAAATGCAGCAACAACTGCAAGTAATCCAGATTCTCAAGGTGGAAGTACACCGACATCTGCACTTTCTCCTACTCAAGGTCAATCATCTGGTGGTGGAGAAATTTTATATTATCCATTAGAAATGCAAAAAACGCAACAAGATAGAATTAAGTTTACTGCAGTAGAATATATACCCACAGGAAACTTGCAAGCAGGAACAATAAGTTCACAAAATAGAACAAGTTTACAAGGCAAAAAACCATTAGGAGCTGTATTTTTACCAATCCAAGCAGGAATATCAGATTTTAATAGTGTAGAATGGTCTACTGGAAATTTAAATGAAATTCAGAAATTAGCTTTGAATACATCATTAGCATCTATGAATGCAGACAATGTAGGTGAAGTTGGAAATGCATTTAAAGAAGCAGGTAATAAAGTTATCAACGATTTGAAACAGAACTCTAGAGAGGCTCAAGTTTACTTAGCACAAGAAGCAATTAGTATTCAAAATCTCCTCTCTAGATTTGGAACTGTTTTAAATCCAAATCTTGAATTATTATTCTCGGGACCTGCAATAAGACCCTTTGATTTTACTTTTAAATTATCTGCAAGAGAAAAAAGAGAGGCAGATAATATTAAAAAAATTATAAACTTTTTTAAAAAAAATATGGCAGTAAAGAAAAGCGACGGAACTGCTATATTTTTAAAGGCACCAAATACATTTTTAATTGAATACAAATATAATGGAAGCGTCGATCTTCATCCTGCAATCAATAAAATAAAAGAATGTGCTTTAATAAGTTGTTCAGTACAATACACACCAAATGGAACATATATGACATATCCAGATGGTACTATGGTTTCATATTCAATGACACTTTCTTTCCAAGAACTAGAACCAATTTATAATACAGACTACGATACTCCTCATCCAATAGGTTACTAAGAATGTCAAAACCATATTTCAGACAAGTACCAAATTTTGATTATGTATCTAGAGGTTCTGATAAAAATTATATCTCCGAGTACAATACTGTCAAAAATCTGTTTAAACGTGGAAAGTTAAGAAATGATATTTTTGGCGACCTATCTTTCTTTGAAAAATATAAAATTATTGGAGATGAGCGACCAGATAACGTTGCATTTAAAATATATGGAGATTCTACGTTAGATTGGGTTATATTACTTTCCAATAATATTTTAAATATTCAAAGTGAATGGCCAATAGCACAAACAATTTTTGACAAAGTAATGTTAGAAAAATATGGATCTTATAGTAGTTTGTATTCGGATATTCATCACTATGAAACTATAGAATTAAAAAACTCTAAAGGAGTGACAGTTATTAAAGAAGGAATAAAAATCAATCCTACATGGAAAAGTAATGGAAACTTTTTAGAGATGGACAGTTCAAAAATTGACAGTATTTTTTCTGGTGACGGTATCACTTCTTCAACAACAGTTACTGTAACATGTCAGAGAGAAATACCAAATTTAGAAGTTGGAAAACAAATGACAATTTCTAACGTAAGCGAAAATGAATATAATGGTCAGTTTATAGTATCAGAAGTTGATATTATGGGAGAAACTGGTCCAATCAGATTCAAATATGAACTTTTATCCGCTCCTAATGTGGCTTCTCCAATATTAGCAGACCCAAGAAAAGAAGAAATATTATTTACGATTCCAGAGTCTTCTATTATTGCAGGAAGTTCTCATTATTATGAATATTGGGATCCTGGTCTTGGATATTCAGTTCTAGTACCTTCAACATCTTTTGTAAGAGCAGTTACAAATTATGAGTATGAAAGTATTTTGAATGATGAAAAAAGAAATATATACATCCTAAAACAAAGATATTTAAATATCATCTTCAATGATATGGATGCTATTATGCCATATAAAAAAGGTGGAGATCAATACGTGAACTCCACCTTGAAAAAAGGAGATAATATTAGGATCTACACTTGATCACTCTTCAGCAAGACGCTGGAAGTAAGAGAGAGCATCATCCTCATCATCATCCTGAGCAATCTTGGGAAGTGAAGGTGACTTAGATCGGGTATAAGATTGTTCCAGTTCCTCCACCACACGACTCTCAGCAGAAGGTTTCTCCACATAAGATTCGTACTCATCTTCTTCTTCCATCACAGCACGAGAACGTGCAGGAGAAGAGGTCTGAAGACCAAGAACAACGTTCATACGTGCTTCCAGTTCTTCATAGGACTTGAACTGATCAGGAGCAGTAACTGCTGTCAGAGAATACTCTTTCTTCCAGATAGCTTCCAGAGCATCGTCATCATCAAGTAGTGGTTCAACAGAACCAAATTCTGACTTGTCGTAATTCCAATAACCATCTTTCTTAACGATTTTGAGTTTGAAATTCGAACCCTGCCAGAAGTCAAAAGGATTGATAGGAGTTTCATCCTCAAACTCAGGTTGCATTGCTTCCATAATCTTGTCAAAGATCTTCTTGCCATACTTGAACAGGAAGACTTTACCTTCGTTTTGAGGATTGGTAGGGTCTTTTACAACATAAATGTTGCTGTAATAAGACAGTTTGCGCTTCTGCTTACGAACAGTTTCTTTATCTTTGTCACTACCACTGTTCCAGAGTTTGCGATTATACTCAGAAACAGGATCTTTCTGACCAAGAGTAGTCAGAGAGTTTTCGATATACCAACCACCAACACCTTGAAAACCGTGAGAATAAATCTTTGCCCAGGGAACATCTTCACCTTCGGGGGCAGGGAGGAAACGAATGACTGCAAAACCGTTTCCAGTTTTATCAAGTTCTGGTTTCCAAAGACGATCATCTTCACCACCACCACTGGCGGAACTCATTTTTTCAACTTCTTTCACCAATTTTTCGGTGAGAGAACCAAGTTTGGATTGCTTTTTAAGATTTTCGAATGACATTAGATTTCTCCGTATTAAATGGATTTGTCTTTTGGGACTTTGCTTAAGGGATCGTCCAGCCCATATTCTATCAGTCTGGGTCGTGCTTGTCAATCTGTTCCTTCATCATCTCAAGCATCCTAGACATATTGTTAAGAACGATATTCATATCAGTGTTAGGAGGCATACCCATCATCATTGCAGATTCAACAATACGTTGTTTCATTTGTTTTGCTTCAGGATCGTCAGATAAACTCATTCTAGTATAGAGAACTTTTTGCTTATCTAAAAGATTTTCAAGAAGTTCAACATGATCCAGTCGTTCTTCCTTAGTCATTGTAGGAAACTTGAAGATGTTTGAATAAACTTCTTCTTGCAACTCTGCAATCTCAGTCATCTCTGCGCGAACGACTTCAGAACTAAAGAAACTCATGAATCCTCCAAAACGATTTCTTTTAAAATCTTACGAAATCGAAATACATCAATATTTAGAAATGGATTATATTTTTTAACCCTACGACTGACGGTTTCCCACACTGGATCCTTTAGTTTCTTATCAAAGTTAGATGAATATGAAAAGATTTTATCGTAGATGACAAGTGTTTCTAAACTTACCTTACCCATTAGAAACTTTTTAAGAAGAGGAGGATGTCCTTTAGTACAACTAAAGACTTCTTGAAATTTATTTTCTTCGAATAAAGATTGACTTTCTTCCCTAAAAAGATAAGAGAGAGATTGAATTTTCTTTTGCCAGTTTTGATATCTTTCTTCTCCCTCTTTAATCATTTCACCAATCCAAAGAGTTTCTGGATCATTACAAGAAACAAAATTAGCAACAAAAAAATCTACAACTTCTTGATCTGTTTTTTGTCTTGCAACCTTCTCAAACCACATTCTATCCTTTCGTTTGTAGAAAGATTGTAATGTTGCACGACTTTTACCGCAGTATTTGAAGTAATCATAACTTTCCTTGGTGAAATGATTTTTCAAGGACAGATAAGTTTTATAAGAATCAAATGGCATCATTCAAAAAAAGTAATATAAAGATTTTTTACCGAGAAAATTTTTCCACCAAAAATGAATTAAAGAGGTAATTTTGCACGAGAACTCTTCTTTAAGAAGTTTAGTTCCATTGCCTCATACTTAATTTTTTCTTTTAGTGGTTTTGAAATGAGTTTTGGAACCGATTCTAAATCAATATTATTTTGCTCACAAAAATGAACAATCGCATCAATATAATTCATTTCAACATTAATTTGCACCAGATTTTCAATCTCCTGTGCAAACCGTGAGGGGCAGAAAAATTTACTTTCTAATACCTTCTCTAACTCATTCTCCATCTGGCCTAGTACTGTGAGATACAAATTCTTTAATATAACGAACTAATAACTTAATATAATCGGATTTGTTTCGTTTGTCAAATATTTTGACCTCTCCACCAGGTGTTACCATAATCGTAATAAGTTTAACTGGGGGAATATCAGTTAATTCATAATAAGCAGCAGCATAAAACATTTCCTGAACGAAATAGTTTTCAATCCACTCTTCCGGTTTAATTTTTTCTGATGTCTTGAAGTCAATAACGGCAAGTTCTCCATCATACTCTGCAATACAATCTACTCTTCCTGCAAGTCCAAGATATTCTGAGTAAAGAGTTCTTTCAATCGCATGAATATTATTTATCCTATCAAGATATGGTTTTGCATGATGAAACATAAACTTTGTCATAGGTTGATAATCATCCCAGTTCAGTTCTTTGTTCTCAAGATAATCTTGACAGACTTGATGAAAGTCTGTTCCTCTTGCAGTTGCTTTCTTGGTGATTGCATTTGCCTTTTCTTCACCAACTCTTTTTCGCCACTCTAAAAAGATTTGACGATTATAAAAAGAAGTTACAGAAGTAATAGAAGGCACCCACTTACCACTTGGAGTCTGGTAAAGACGAATGCTTTCTGTAGTCTTACATTCTAGTTCAATATCACCTAGGTAATTATGATGAATAAAACTCATACACCGACTTCCATTTTTGCAAGAATATATTCTTTCACGAATCCAGAACGAACAATATCATCAACACCAAATTCAATAATATCGATAGATGGCATTACCCGAAGAATTTTCATAAAGTCAATAATACCATTCTTTTCATTTGTCTTTACCAGATCACTCTGAGTAGCATCACCACAGAACATAATCTTACTATGTTCACCAACACGAGTAATAATAGAGTCTAACTCATGAAAGTTAAGATTCTGAAACTCATCTACAATAATGATGGCATTGTCCAGAGTAGTTCCGCGAATAAAAGAAGTACTCCAAAAACTAATCGTACCTTGAGTTTTGAGTCCTCCATAAAGCATCTCAAAGTCCGCATCTGTAGGAAGTTGGAACATATACTTTACCATATTTTTATATGGAATTTGGTAAAGTGAAGATTTATCCTCATGATCACCAGGAAGAAAACCAATCTCACGAGTAGCAACAAGAGATCTTACGATATAAATTTTTTCGTAAGGACTTCTTTCATCTAAAACATCTTGAAGTGCATTGTAGAGAGTAATAAAAGTTTTACCAGTACCTGCTGCACCATAAGCAACGATATTCTGATTTGATTCGTATGCTTTGTAGAGAAGTTTTTGGTTTTCAGTGAGAGGTTCAATATCTCTCATCAAATCTGCATTGATTGGTTTCTTACGCTTCATTTGTTTTGTAGTAAGTCCAACACCAATCGGTTGATCATTCGTTCTTTTTCTTGCCATTAAATTTTCTGTAAATGGTTTGCAATTTTTAAAATATGCTCAGTAAATAAAGATACATCCATATCACTTTTCATATAATTACACTTCGTACAACAGGGAACACAATTTTCTTTTTCGTATCCTCTACTACTATCTATTCTATCAATTCCATTGTATGGAACTGGAACACCTACAATCTTTCCTTTGCCTCTATTTGGTTGTTTTACTTCTGGTTTTGAGTTGCAATAATAGCAATTTTTTATGACAATTTCAATATAATCTTTTTTTGTTAAATTAAATTTTATGTTTCGTGTTTTTGCACCAGTTTGATATTGTTCATAAACATACCGATAAACACTTTCAGGTTTTCTTCTTTTTTGTGCATTAAAGTTATTTCTGTAAATGTGCTTACATCCACAACTTTTTGCTCTATCTAATTCATTTTTACATACAAAACTATCATATCTAAAGATTTTTGTTTTTCCACAAACACATTTACACAAAACTTTTTTTCTTTTTCTACCATTTGAATAAGTTTCATAAAAAGGAGGTGATATAACTTCAAGATAATAAAATTTATCACCTACCTTTATTTCTGGATGTTTAGTATAAGAT